GGCTCGACCGTGCTGTACAACTGGTACAACGAGTTCGGTCTGACGCAAGCCGTGCTGCCGATGCAGCTCGACAACGAAGCGACCATCGTGCTGGGCAACATGCTCACGTTGGCCAACATGATCGAGGACGCGCTCGGCGGCATCACCTACACGCAGATCCGCGTGCTGTGCTCGCCCGAGTTCTTCACGGCCCTGGTCACGCACCCGTCGATCAGCGATGCCTACAAGTACGCGCAGTCGAATTCGTTCCTTCGCACCGACAACCGTGCGGGCTTCGTCTTCGCGAACATCGTGTGGGAGCAGTACCGTGGCACCGTCAACGGCAACCGCTTCATCGCTGCCGGCGACGCGTACGCGATCCCCGAAGGTGTCCCGGGCATGTTCGTCACGAACTATGCCCCGGCCAACTATATGGACACGGTCAACACGATCGGCCTGCCGTACTACGCGCAGATCGAGATCGCGGACTTCAACAAGGGCGTCGAAGCGGAGCTGCAGACCAACCCGCTGTCGTACAACACCCGCCCGGGCGCCGTGATCCGCCTCAAGGCCGGCTCGTCCTGAGTAGGCGATGCCGAGCGCAGCCGCAGTCCGCGCCGGAGCTCGAATCCTGGCCCGCATGGGTCAGTCTTCGACGCTCAACGGAGTCGACTGCGGCTTCGTTCATTTAGAGGCAGGCGTGGCCGTCGAACAGAACCAGGTCGTGACGTTGCGCACCGTGGCGACGATCAGCCGGCTCGCCGCCGGCCAACGCAACATGACGCTCGTCCACGACGTCGACGAGACGCTCGGGCCGGCCACGACCTGGTCGCTCGACACCCTGCTGCGGACGAACGGCGTGAACGACGGCTTCACGCTTCGTGAGGTGACAATCTGATGGCCAAGCTGCTCGACGTCTCGATCGACTCCAACGCGGTGCTCAAAGCCGCGGGGCAGCTCGGCCAGCTCGATGCGGCCACGCTCGACGAGCTGCTGACGGACGTCGTCAACCAGGTCACCGAGGACTTCAGCGTCAGCGCGCGCCGCGCGATGAACGCGAACATCAATCTCTCCGACGAGTACGTCTCGAGCCGCATGGTCACGACGCTGGCCAACGCCGGCGGCGCCAATCCCACCGCGCGCATCGACGTCGACGGCCGTCTGACGATCCTTGGCAACTTCGCGCCGGTCGTGACCTACGTGCCGGCCGAGGTGCCAGGCAAGGCCAGGGGCGACCCGAAGCGCGGCGTGCCAGCGGGCTTCAAGGCCAGCGGCGTCACGGTCGAAGTCTCGCGCGGCCAGCGCAAGGCGATCAAATCGCCGGGCGCGTTCACGATGACGCTCAAGAATGGCAACGGCACTGGCGTGTTCGTGCGCCAGAACGGCGTGCTCACCCACCTGTACGGCCCTGCGCCGTACTCCCTGTTCAACCACCAGCTCACCGACGCGGCGCTCGACGGAATCGGGCTCGCGCTCGAAGACGGCGCGAGCGCCGCGATCTTCACCGAGCTGGGGAAGGTCTTCGAATGATTCCCGTCCTCACCACCGCTGCAGCCGTGGCCGCCGAAGTCGAACGTCGCCTGCGGCTGTGCACCGTGGCGCAAGGCGCCGAGACGGATCTCGGCGCGGCGTTCTTCGCGGGCCGGCGCACGATCGACGTCAGCGACTACCCGTGCTGCATCCTGATCGAAGGCGCGGACACACCGCGCGATCAGACACGGCAGAGCGGTAACGTCGTGATCGGGCAGCGCTACGTGCTGGCCGGCTTTGTCGCGTGCGATGCTGACCGGCCGAACGATGCTGCGCACGCGGTGCTGCGCGATTTGAAGCGCGCGATGTTCTCGACGAACGGCAAACCGGACTCGCGGTTCGATGGTGGCGTTCACGACGTGCTGTACAAAGCACGAGATATTCAGCCGCGCGTCGACGGGCAAAATTACGTCGCGGCGCTGATCGAAATCGAAGTGACTTATCCTGAGAAATTGTCGTCTCCCTAGAAATTAATCATCGTCGTGCACGCTAATTAGCGAGCATAAAATTCCTGCAACATCACCGGAGTAATCCAACATGGAAACCCAAGCACGTGCCATTCTCGCCGCCGGCGACGTATACCTCGCGACGTTCGTCAACGGCGTGCCCGGCCCGATGATCGGCCCGTTCGAAGCGGACAAGTTCGCGGTGACGCCGAAGTCCGAGCTGAAGAACGCAGTCTCCAAGGGCAAGACCAGCTACGGCCAGGTCGTCGAGTCCGTCTCGGTTCCGGGTGTCGTCGACTTCGAGATCGCGCTCACGCAGGTCAACAAGACGTCGCTGGCCATCGCCATCCTCGGCGACGCCGCACGTGACACGGCCGTCGCCGGCACGCTCGCTGCGACCGCGTTCACGGCCGACGTGCTGGACGCGTGGATCGACACCGGCAAGCCGTTGCTGACCGACGTCGTCGTGACCAACACCGGTGCGACCACCACGTACGACGAGGGCGTCGACTACCAGGTCAACAGCGACATGGGCTGGGTGCAACCGCTGTCGACGGGCGCGATCACCGCGGGCGAGTCGATCAAGATTGGCGGCACGTTCGCGGCGCTGTCCGAGACGACCATCACGGCCATGACCAACTCGCAGCTCCGCGTGTACGCGGTGTTCGACGGTATCAACCTGGTCGACCAGTCAGGCCTGAAGGTCATCTGCTACGAAGTAGTGCTCGCCGCGAAAGACGTGTTCGACTTCCTGCTCTCCGATTTCAACAAGGTCACGCTGTCCGGTTCCATGAAGACGCCGGTCGGCAAGCTGACGCCGTTCATCGTGAAGCTGGTCGACCCGGCGTAACTCGCGTCGAGCCGCCCCGCGGCTGATGACAACCAGGGGGCCGCATCGTCGGCCCTCTTTTCATTTGAGCGAGCGCAATGGCAAGCAAAGACCTCTCCGTAGGCCTGCAGGTATCGGCCACCACCGTCGGCGAAGAGTCGATCCGCAACCTGGCCGACGACGTCCGCGCGTTGGCCAAGACCGCCGGCGACGCGGCGCCGCAATTCAAGACGCTCGCCGACGAGCTCGCTGACGTCGCCGACACCGCGGCCGCCGTCAAAACGCTGCAGGACGTGGCCGAGGCAACGACCAACGCGCAGCAGCGCGTCGACAGCGCCACGACCAGCTACCGGACGGCGCGCGAAGCGTACGAATCCGCGGCGGCCGCGCTGGCGGATCTGAAGACGCAGCAGAACGCCGCGAGCGACGCGGTCAGCGCCGCGCGCACGAGCGCGACTGCCGCGACCGAGGCGTACAAGTTGCTGCGCGCCGAGGTGCAATCGCACGCCGAGCGCACCGACGAAGACCGGATCTCGCTGTCGAACTACAACGCTGCCCAGGTCACGGCGACGGCCAACCTGCAGCGCGCGACGCAGGCGTACAAGGAACTCTCGCCGGCGGTGCGCGACGCGCAGACCGAAGCGAACGCGCTGCTGTCCGCGTCGAACAAGCAGGAAGCGCAGCTCGCGAAGACGACGGCGGCGCTAAACACGCAGACCGCGGCGCAGGTGCAGGCCGCGGACGCCGCGCGCGCTCTTGGCGTCGACACCGACAACCTGGCGGCCGCGCAGGTCAAGCTGCTCGAGTCGCAGCAGGTCATCGCGGCGTCGGCCGAACAGCTCCAGACCGCGCTCGCCGAACAGGCCGGGAGCGACCGCCTGGCCGTGGTGCAGCAGAACGCGCTGGCCGAGGCCTACCGCGCCGGGCAGGCCGAGCTGCAGGCCCTGGCGCGCACGTACAGCGACGCCGAGGCCAGCGCGAAGGCCTACGACGCCGAGCTCGCGCAGCAGGATCTGCTGCACGCGGAGTTCTACGCCGCGACGCTCGAAATGAACGAGGCGCTCGCGCAGCAGCGCACGGCCCAGCTCGCCGCCGCGGAAGCGACCGCGGAACAGGCCGAGAGCGACCGTCTGGCCATCGTCCAGATCAACTCGATGTTCGAGGCGCGCCAGCGCGGGCAGGCCGAGCTGCAGGCCGAGATCGAGACGCTCAACGAGTACGCAGCCGCAGAGGCCGCTGCAGCCGCCGAAACCGCGAAGGCTACCGCTGCCACCCTGGCGCTCGCCGCGGCCGCGGAAGAGGCTAGGACGGCCCTGGACGAGGCCTTCTCGGCAACGGGGGTGCGCTCGCTGGCCGAGATCAACGCCGAGATCCAAGAAGTCGAGCAGTCGATGAGCGTGCTGCGCGCCAACTTCGAGGCTGGCGCGATCTCGGCGCAGGATCTCGCACGCGGTCTTGGCGGCGCGATCGTGGAGCTCGAAGCGTTGCGCGACGAGGCCGCAACGATCCCCGCGCTGTCGACGGCGTTGGAGAACGTCGCGGCCACGGTGAACGGGCTGATCTCGACCTTCGCCGGCCTGGGCGCCGCGGTGGCGACGATCGGGTTCGCCGTCAAGCCGATCCTGGACGCGAACATCCAGCTCGAGCAAATGCGCCGGATCCTGACCGAGGTGTACGGCTCGGTCGACGCGGCGAACCAGCAGATCGCGCTGCTCCAACAGGCAGCTGACAAGTCCGGGATCTCGATCTCGGCCCTGTCGTCCTCGTTCCAGACCTTCAGCGCGGCCGCGCACAGCGCCGGGCTGTCGACGCAGCTCGTGCAGCAGGTCTTCACGAACACGGTCGGCGCCGCTGGCCAGCTCGGACTCTCCGGCGAGAAGGTCACCCTCATCCTCGAAGCGCTCGGCCAGATGGCCAACAAGGGCGTCGTGTCGATGGAAGAGCTCCGTCGCCAACTCGGGAACTCGCTGCCTGGCGCGCTGACGCTGATGGCGCAGGGCCTGGGCATCACGAACCAGCAGCTCACCAAGCTCGTGTCGTCCGGCCAGCTTCTCTCGTCCGAGGCGCTGCCGGCGATTGCGTCGGCCATGTCGAAGATCGGCGCGCAAGGCGCGGCCATCGACGGCCTGCAGCAGTCGTTCGCGCGGCTCGGGAACGCGGTGACGCTCACCGAGCAAGAGTTCTCGAAGACGGATGCCTACAAGGATCTGAACTCGATCATCAGCACGCTCGCGGCGAACTTCGACACCGTCGTTCACGTCGCGACCGCGCTGGGCGAAATCTGGGCGGCCAACAAGGTCGTGGGCTACCTGCAAGGCGTGGCACAGCTCAACACGTCCATGCAGCAGACGGCCGTCGTCACGGAAGCGGCAACCGTGGCCGCGACTGCGAACACCGCTGCGGAAGTCGAGGCCACAGCGGCCGTCGCCGCGGACACGGTCGCTCGTGAGGCCAACGTCGCGGCCGTTGAAGCGCAGACGGCTGCGATGGGCGTCGAGACGGCGGCCGCGGTGACCTCGTACAGCCAGATCGGCAGCGCGGCGACGAAGGGATTCCAGGTCGTCGAGGGCGCGGTCACGGTCGGCTCGCGCGCAGTCACGGCGCTGGGCAACGCGGCCAAGGGCGCGCTCGCGTTCGTGGGCGGCCTGCCTGGCGTGTTGGCGCTCGTTGCACTCAACGCGAAGGCGCTGGGCGACGGCCTGGCCAGCGCGATCTTCAACATGACGGCCGCTGGCAAACAAGCCGCCGTAAACGCGCAGCAGCTCGCGGATCTGGACGCGAAGACGCGCGCGGCCTACGACGCGTCGCAGCTTCTCTCGGACGGCTTCGTCAAGCTGCAGGCGCAGTACACGCTGAACGCCGGCAACCTGGCCAAGCAAGTCGACGCGGCGAATAAGCACGTCGAGGCGGTCAAGGCCGAGACGGCGGCGAACAACACGCTGGCCGACATCACGGGCTCGCTCAACGTCAAGGTCGACACCGCGACGAAGGGCGCGGCCGCCTATGCCGCGGCGTCGCAAGCCTCGGCCGACGTGCTCAAGCTGCAAGCCGACGCGACGTCCAGCCTGATCGACGCGGCGACACGCGACGCGAACGTGCAAGGCGTCGTGAACACCGCACTGCTGCAGCAGATCGACACGTACAAGCAAAAGCTGATCGTGCAGCAAGCCTCGGCTGAGAAGGCGCAGGCCGAAGCGGACGCCGCGCGCTTGAGCGCGGATCAGACGGTGATCGCGTCGGCGGCCGTGAAGGACAACGCCGCGCAGCTCGACGTCCTGCGCCAGAACTACCTCACGGCGCAAGCAGCGGCCAACCAGTACACGTCGGTCGTGAAGGACGGCGTCGTGACATTGCAGCAGAACAAGGCTGCGATCGAAGCCGCGGCAGTCGCGCAGGGCCTCTACAACACCGCGTTGAACAACGTCGCGACGAACGCCGAACGCGCGAACGCCGCGGTGCAGAACAGCGTGTCGGTGCAGACGGCCGCGACGAACTCCACCATCGCGTTCTACCAGGCCGAGAAGGCGCAAGCGCTGGCGATCGGCAACACAACGGCCGCGCGCCAGGCCGACATTTCGATCGCGCGTGCGCAGGGCGACCTGCTGCAGGAACAGCTCACCGTCAAGCGCGCCGACATCGCGCTCACGCAGTCGCAGATCGCCGTGCTGCAAAGCAAGATCGCCGCCGGCGAGGGCGACACGCGCGCGGAGCAGGCCGCGCTCGATGCGCTGCGCGCGAAGCTGGCCGTGGAACAGCAAGAGACGTCGACGCTGGACTCGAACATCCAGACGATCGACGCGCAGACGCAGGCCCTCGAGCAGAACACCGGCGCGACGACGGCCAACACGTCGGCCAAGACCGCGAACGCGGCGGCCGACAAGCTGGACGCCGCACGCGCGGCAGGCCCGACGCCCGTCGACAACACCGGCGCACAGGACATCGAGAACAAGGTCAAGGCTGGCACGTTGAGCTCGAGCGACCTGGCGGAAGTCACGGCTGCGCTCAACGCCGCCAAGGGCAACCTGGCGGGAAGCGTGGCCGCCAACAAGATCGATCCTGGCGCCGTCGACCAGTCCGGCATCAATTCCGACGAGTCGATCTTGCGTCAGCTCCAAGCCGCGATGGATTCCATCAGCGGCAGCGCGGCGACGTTCGCGAAGGCGGCAACGCCGGCGCCGGCGCCCGCAGCTACTGCATCCCCCAGTGCGGCGCCGTCGACGGCCAGCCCGCAATCGACGTCGCACACGGTCACCGTCAACCTCGGCGGCCAGTCGACGACCATCAGCACGGCGTCGGCCGCGGACGCTAGTTCGCTGTCGGCCCTCGTGCAACAATTGGCCACAGCAGCGTCACGAGCCCAATGAGCAACGTCATCACCCTATCCGACGGCACGACCACCATCACGCTGTCGCCTGACCTTCAGTGGGTCGAGCAATTCTCTTCGCCGCCTGTTTCCCAGCAGGTCGATCGCAGCATCACGGGAGCTGTGATTGTGCAAGCCGCTGCACAGGTCAAAGGCGCAGCAATCACGCTTCAACCCGTCGACGACTCGTCCGCCTGGATGACGCTCGCGACGGTTGGCCAGATCCTGGTTTGGGCGGGGATTCCGCTGCAGCAGCTCACGCTGACCATGACCGGCCAACCGAACAAGACCGTGATCTTTCGGCACCAGGAATCGAACGGCGCGACGGCGGCCACGCCTGTCGTCTTCTATGCAGACCCCGACCAGACGGACAACTACCTGGTCACGATTCGACTCATGGAGATTTAAACGATGATGATCCTCGACCAAGACATCCAACTGCTGGCCAGCCAGGTCATGTCGGACACCGACGTCGGCGGCGGCGCGGCGACGGGTGTCGTCATCGCCGACGGCGTCTCGAACAATATGTTCCCTGACGTCTCCGAGCTGGATCACACGATCGGCCGGGTGCAGCTCCGCAAGGTCTTCGTGGGCGTCGACACGCCGACGACCGACACGTACCTGGGCGCCAACGTGATCCTGTCGAAGCCGCCGGGCAATCCCGACGTCAGTGCGATCCTGTTCTCGACGCAAGACGACTTCGACCAGCGCGCGGCGGCCGCGTCGCGCATCGAAGCGTACCTGTCGACCGGGCCGGTCTATCCGGGCGAGCTGTTCGGCAATCACATCGAAGGCCAGTCGACCGTGACGTTGCAGCAGCGCACGTCGCAGGTCGAGCCGAACGTCGGGGACACGATCGAGCTGGTCATCATCAGCGGCGACGGCGTCACGGTGGCGCATGCGCAGTACGTGCGCATCATCGATCTCACGTCGCAGGTGCGCACGTTCACGACGACCGACAGCCAGGGCAACGC